AGGGAAAGGCTTTGTTGCTTAATTTTATCAGCTACAGGATTTTTTATACCAACAGGAGGTTGATCAAAGAACACAGATTGTGTATTTGATACGAATACTGGAGTAGTGTTAAATATAAAATTACTATCGCTTGTAAATGATGAAGTAGTAATCCAAGATCCTGTTACTTTAGGATGTATTGAAGTTGAACCTGTATATAGTTCTCCGCCTAATGATGCTCTAAAAGCAAGTTGATTTGGTCCTTGGTTTGTTCCGTTCCCTTCAATGGAATTAGGATTCATTACATAATCATCAAATACACTTTCACTTATACAAGTATTATAATATCTGATTTCTTGGAATGAGCCTGAAAATATATTGTAATTTGTTCTGCTACTAGTGCCAAAAAATGATATAGTAGCATTGTTCCATATTAATTGAGAAGCAGCATTAAAAGCACAACTAGAAGATGCTTGAAATCCTATTTGATTACCATCGTATCCGTTATATATAGAATTTTTAACATATATATCAGCATTATCAACAGTTGGTTCACCTTGACATAGCAATACTGACCACCAACCTCCATCAAAAAATGGCAAATATATACTAGCAGAGGTTGTAGGAGCTGCTAACCTAGGTATAAAATCTAATCTAGCGTATTGGTAATAAGGACTTATAGGATCAGCACTACTAGATATAAAAGATGAAGTAGCATATCCCGACCCTGTATAAGTCAAAATAATAGCTGCTTGACCACTAGACCCTGAAATTAACCATAAACTTTGGGAATATGGAATATTAGATGCCGGCAATCCATTAGTTTTAAATCTAAATGCTATAGATCCTGGGCGGTTATTTTCGGAAGCCCAACTTGAATTTAGTGTCCAAGAAGAAGAAATGAAATTATCTCCATTCTGCGTATAAGCATAGTTATATTGATCATACCAATAATCCCAATCATTCGCGTTATCTTTATCTTTACCTCCATATTCATTTATTCTTAATATAGTATCGGGAATACCATATAGTGTTATGATTGCTCTTAGACCTTCTATAGTACCTTTTTTCTTTAAAAGATAAGGCAAATTGTGATATATTCTTTTATATATTGATTTGTTTATATCATCAACAGGTTGTAAAGAACCAGTAGCAGAAGCAGTAACATATGTTGTAATATATTCAAGTCCTGTTGGGGCAGGTAATGAAGTTGTTGTATAAGGTAAATTATATAAACTACCTGAAGGGGTAATACCAATCAGGGCGGCATATAAGTCGTCTGTTGAAAAATTATTTTGATATATTTTAATACCTAAATCGCGTAATATATCTGCTACTAAATCTTTAGATACGCCATAATTTAATCGATTATCTGCATTATATTTCTCAGTAACTCCCTGTAAATAAGAAAACACATTGTCAAAATGTTGACCTATCATTTCAACAAACAACTCATATTGTGCGTTATTTGGATCGTCTCTTAGATAAGAAGGAATAGCATTTACTAAAGCATTGTTGTTTTCGCTATCGTATAGCTCTGCTACAGCCGATTGAGATATAAACCAAGTATAACCTGCTCCTGGATTAACTGTAGAAGCATTTGTATATGGGGGTGTACTGTTTGTTTTAGGCCAAGCTGTTGATCCTGATTCGTAATACAGATAATATTCGTAACCATCAAAATTGGTTATGATTTCATCTATTTTTGCTTGGTATATTATATTACTAGAAGAAACATAGTAGTTTGTAGTAGTATTAACCGATAAACTAGCACTATAAGTATATTGCTCTATTAAAGATAATTTATAATAAAAATTTTCTAAACGAGTTTGAGCAGAAGAGAAATGAATAAAATTATCGTAGCTAGAATAGTCTATATTTAGTTCAACATTACTTTCTGCTAATAAACTATTTAATTGATATCTTAAACTTCCTGATCCTGTAGCTGAAGTTGTAGCTGTTAGAGAAGAAAGACTAGCATATTGCGTAGAATTATTAATTTGATCTGATATGGATAGATTATAATTTGGTCCTTTTAAAGGAATATTATCATCTTCAATACTAAATACAGGAGTAATGCTGATATTGTAAGCTATAGATTCTGCTATTTGTTCAACTACCCAACATTCACTTTTTATATCAAATTGTGGGGGGAGTGCTTCGTATAGCTTTATTAAAACTGTAGGGTCATTAGGATTAGAATTATCTAATAATACATTATTTGCTATTACTAATTGATTGTTCCCAAAATCTAAATAAAAATCTAAATAGCCCCCTTGTGCGTTTTGAATATCTTGAGAAAAAATAACTGCGCTAGAAGATACCTCAACATTAGGTATAGCTGTGGTATTAAGTCTTACTTCGGTTCTATCCGCACTAATTTGGTCAATATAATATCTATTTAATGCAGTTGATGCTAGGCGATGTCTTAAAAAATTATATGCGGTATTATATTGTCCTTCTGTAAATCCAAAAGACCTTAAATCAGCTTCTGGGTCTATGGCAACTTGATTATCTAAAAGAGTAAAATTAGGATAACCAGTGATATTTTCTATTAAAATATTTCTATTTAAATCATATATAAAATATTCTAAATAGTCTGTTTCTGGGTTAAATTGGGTTGAGATATCATTTGATGCAATTAAAGAAATATCCTCAGGAGAGTATGTTTGCAACTCAAATGTAATAGGATCAATATTTTGTATATTAACTATTTCTGTCATTGTGTGTTGGTTGTATTTTGAGATATTTGAAATAGTTGTTGTTGAAGATCTAAATTTTCTTGTCTTAATTGGGTTATTTCTTCAAGTAAAGCATTTACTGTGTCATCTGTTTTAATTTCTCCAATATATTCTCCACTAGTTTTTACTAAGTATTCGTGTGAATTTGTTTGACCAAATTTTGGGATTTCGAAAAATAAATTTTGATATTGTTCAAAAAAGCCATTTATTTGAGAAGGCACACTAATGGACGCTGTAATAGGGATAGAGACCAATTGAGTAAATAACGTATCAATTACCTTAGTATATTGATTTTTATTATACGCTACTTTACTTAAATCTATAATTTCTTTAGCCATTATGGGTTAACAACTTTAAAGCTATAATTATCATCAAATACTATTGTTGATCCTTGAATTGTAGTTTGCACTAAAACAGTATAATACCTCTCAGGCTCTAACCCATTCATATATAATTTAAAATAACTACCAGACGCATCACAACTTAATTTAGTATATGTTGTATCGAAATCTATAACCATTTCGTTAGTATCCAAGTCTTTTATTGCATAATATGAATTTTCTGGTAGAGCATAATTAGTCATATAAATAGAAGAGGTCTGCCATACCTTTGGAGGATATGTAGGTCTTGCATTTACACGAAAAATATTAATACTTTGGTCATAAAACACCCCAGGATTTTGAGCTAACAAAATAGTAGCCGGATTAGTAGTTAATACTGTTAAACTACCTGTATTATATACTGAATCATCCCATTTGAATTCTAAGCAGGGAGGATATATAGTATGGGTATCTCTAGAAAAGTATTTTAGGGTTACTTGCTCATTAACATTATTTACAAATTCTTGAGATTGGGTTTGTCTAACTATAAATCCATAGTTTGTCCAAACACTTCCTGTCCATTTCTCTACTATAGACTTAACATTAAAACACCATACCCCACCCCCTGCAGAATTAGGATTAGTGGATAAATTATATGAGCCGGTCTGCCCTGCAGAAAACCCTGAAGTAGTCCAAGCATTGCTTCCCGAATAAAGTCTCCAAATCCAAGATACACCACTTTCATTTTCTGGGCTATCTAGATAATGCCCAGTTCCCATATTCCAGGACTGAGCTATAGCATTAGCTGCTACTGTTGTAGTGCCTGATAAGCCAGTATCATTGGCTACAAAGAGCCTAAGGTTGGCATCCCAACTTGCTGTTCCTATTAAAGAAGCGCTTACATATGTGATCTCATCAGAGTCAAATTGAACCAAAAAACGGGAAGCCTGAGGATATTCCCCATTTGTTTGTAAAATTCCTGTTTTAAAATTAGTAGATGCTTCTAAAATTTCGTCTAATCCTGTATTCATAGCAGGATAAGCCGAATATATTGTAGCGTCTTGAGAAGGGAATATTTTGTATACTGCCATTTTATGTTATTATAAAGGTACTACTCTGCCTTGAATATCTGTATTTGGGTATTTTACTTCAAATATCATAGGATCAAGTGAAGGATAAACTACATTGCCATTTGTTGCTCCTGCAGTATCGTATGAGTATTGGCTATACCCTAAACTTGTGCCTACTTTATTTGTAATTGATACATTTTTAACTGTTTGTACTCCTTCAATTCTATCTAATAAGATATAAATATCTCTAAGAATTATTGGTTGATTAATTTGCCATTTATCTATTGCAAAATAATCTTGCAATGCTGCTAAACATTTAATTAATACCTCATTTGAATTGTAATTAGGTAATACTATGATATCAAAATTTACTCCAATATTAACAATAAAAGCATCTTTTATAGTAATAGAATCATTTATCATTCTATAAAAAGATAAATATGTTTGTAAATTTTGTTTTAAAGCAGGAGAAGTAGTAGTTAATTTTTTATTAAAATCATAAGATAAAACATATAGATCTAATATTCCTAAAGCTTCCCCTGATGATACTGATTGTGCTTTTGTAGGCTCAATATATGCTTTCGATATAACACCATACTTAGCAGGCATAGATAATGCTCTTACTAAATAATCATCTTGGGTTACATTTCGAAGCTGTGTTGCAAAATTTGCTGAGGAATTTTGGCGGATTTCTTCTATTGTATCCCCATCCCCTCCTCCATCTGCTGCTATTGGGTTTGTAACAGCCAATGATGATACTACGTAATTTGCTGTAGAGACATCCAAGTTATTATTCAATAATCTAATATTCCCTACTATACTTGTTAAATTATTTGCAGGAATATTTGCTTCTACTCCTCCTCCTGTTAAATACCTAACAGTTAATGTTGTTTGAGAAGGGGCAATACCATATGTTTTTGTAAATAAGAAGTTTGAAGGAGAATAAGCTGTTGTAAGTTTATCTTTTTCAAATGGTAATCCTATACCTACATTATCTGGGTTTGGGGTTATTTCTTCATCTGTATCTGTTGCACTACCTGCGCCAAATTGTATTTGTAATGATCCTGTATCTATAACTCTTGTAATAAATCTTCTTTGAACTTGCTCTAATTTTAAAAGATAAGGAGCATCTCCTGAATATTGAGATAGATTAGGGTCATTTATATTAGTATTTTTAATACTATTAAATATAGTTTCTTGAGCTAGATAATCAACTTCATACCATTCATTATTATCTGTATCAAATACATCTAAAATTCCTATAATTTTATCTGCATTTATAGCAACAGTGGAAAATTGTTGCGGGGCTCCAAAGGTAAATTGAGTTGTATTAATAGTAGCAGAAATCGCTTTTCTAGTCTTTTTTAAAAGAAAAAACTCAGGATCAGATCCATTTAAACTATATATAGTAACCTCGGTAGGATCTCCTGAGCTGGATACTGAGAAATCTACTGGGTCTTCTGTAATAAAGGGCACATTCGGGTTAACGGGAGATGATAATATAGCATTGTCTGCAATAGATAAAGCATATGAAAAATCAGGCACATATGTCCCACCAGATGATATAGCAGGAACTTGCTGGTAGAAATCAATGTTTGTTGTAGCAACTTGGGTTACATTTGGTTTATAACCAAACATATAAGCAAGCTCATACAAGTTATTAGGTTGTCGGGCATACTGTAAAAATGTTTCTTGAATCTGATTATCAAGATAAAAAGACAACACATCTCCTACATAAGCCGCCATTTCCATAAACATCATCCCAGGTGAAGCTGGTGTGAAGTCGTTATATGTTGTTGGGAAATATGTTTTAGCATAGTCTATTAGACTAGCTCTAAATTCACCAAAATCTCGGTTTATATATTGTATGTTTTTTCTTTGTGCCATTATGTGAATGTTATTGATATCTCGTCATTTATGCCCGTATCTACAACGTTATACGTTAATATAACCGTGGCTTCATATGTGTCCGGATTTCCGGCTACTTCTAGATTTTGAACGAGTACATTCGGGAAAAACGCGGTTAATTGTGCTTGGATATCTTGTTTTAAGAAATCTAAATTTCCATTTGTAATTTGCTCAAAAATGAAAGCCCTTAAATTGGCACCGAAATTTGGATTTAAATATCTTTCGGTTTTATTTGTTAAAAAATAATTTATTAGATTATTTCTAACAGCATCTTTTGTAGTATATGTTGTTTTAAAAACAGCAGGAGCATTAAAAGGAATAGCCACCCCAACCCCGGTTCCGGGTTTGGTATCTATGGGAAATATTCTTTTTGCTCCGAATGCCATTATTTACTCATTAAATTCATTATTTGATCTAAACCAACACTCCCATCAGGCAACGCGCCATTTACTGTATCTGCTTGTTTAGGCTGGAATTGACCGGCATATGCTGAGGTAGCTACTCCACCTTGTTGCATTTCTTCTAGCATCCCCGAAAACATATTTCTACGTTCTTGGGCAGTTAGTTGACGTGGTTTTTCAATATGAGGTTGTGCATATGTATCTCTAATAGATTCGTTTACAATTGTCTTTGGAGAACGTACTGCTTCGAGAAGAATATCTTTAAGTTCTTCTTGAATGGCTTCTCTTACAGCTTCTTTGATAATTTTTTTGAAAATGTCTGTTTTCATGATTATAAATATTAAAATTAATAAGCTTTTAAATTGTCTCTGTCAATAATAAATTTAAGTTCGTTAATTAGTATTTCGGGATTTGTAGTAAAAGATAACTCTGTTTGGATTAAAGATATACCACTTTGATTTATACCTATTGCTCTTCTGCGTTTAACAGTAGAAGTAAATGGAACTTCTTCTATTCTAATTACAAACCCGTTATATAATTCTTGGTTTATAGTTGTTTCTGCTTGGTCTTGTTGTTGTGATATTTGAATTAATCCTTCATTTACTGGTGTAAGAGTAGAATTAGGTGAACATCTTTTTAAGATTAAATCTATAGAATTTAAAATAACAATTGCTTGTGCTATAAAAACAGCTGCTATGGATATTGCGGGGGTAGACAAATCTAAGGCTACTTTTATTTTTTGTAATTTTGGGTTTCCTAAATCATCGTATTTTAATCTATCTAAAATATCATTTAAATTTAAAACAAGACTAGCAAATGGAGATCCGGTTACTGGAGTAGCAGCTGCTGCTATTGCCGCTGGTTTTGTAGCACGTATTCCTGCTGCTATAGTTAATAGTGTATTTAAAGTATTATTTGTTATTCCTATTGTTCTAATAGCAATATCTAAAGATAAGCCTATCCTGTTTAGCTGATCTACAATGTTGTTTCTAAGAACAATTAATGGATCTAATTGATTTGGGGGTAAACAAATATTACTAGCTACAGAATTTAACCTATTTAAGATTTTTTCAGTTAATTGTGGCTCAATTTGATCTTTAATTTGAATACCCTTATTTAGAATAAGTGTACTAAGACGCTCTAATCCTTGCTGCTTTAAATCTCTAGGAGTTACATTTTGGAGAATTTCAGGAGATATAGTAGCCATTAGATAATCTTATTTACTTGAGATTTAGTTAATTCTAGTTTAGCCGAGATTTTAGGTAATTCTGAATTTACTAGTCCGGCCGCGGCTGATGTCTGAGGAACGGCTTGTAAAGCAATAGTTAATAATTGTACTTGGGCTATTAGATTTTGTAATTCTGTTACCAGAGCATTCCCCTTTAATATGGGTTCTGTAGCCTCTTTTGATCCTAATTTAATTATATCAGATTTAACAATATATTCTTTAGTATCAATATTTACACTATTAACAGCATTTAGATTAATAGACTTTTTAGAAGTTAACAATAAATGGTCTTGAGTAGTATTAAATACTAATCGGCCTGAGTTTATTAATATTTGTTTTCCTGAATATTCTTCTGGGGTTGTGGGAGGTGAAGTGTAGCTATTATAGTTTAGGCTGGAAGCTTGTAATGGGATGTTTTGAGTAGAAGTTAAATAGATAGAAGAATCATCTTTATTTATATCTTCTACTGTAGGTAACCATCCTTCAGGACGATTATCTCCTTGCCCATTTCTTAAAATAGTTATAGGGTTCCCATTTGATCCGGTAATTGACCAATTATTAGGTCTTTCTTTTACAGTTGATCCAAAACGAATGCTATTTCCCCATCTTCCTTCTATTATTACATCTCCTTCAAAAGGTAAAAGAGGATGAATATTAGGCTCTTCTATAAAAGTTTCCCCTAGATATATCTCAGTGAATTGATCTGTAACTCTTCGTACGGCTCCTATTTCACTTTGAGTATAATCTACTCGTTGAGATGATGGGGGATTATTAGGATCTGAAGGGAATCCATTATGATGAGGATGATTCCATAAAGCTACAGGAGATATATAGTATTTGCTAGTAGAAGATATTATATCTCCTATTTGAGTATTTGGGAGATTTAATAAAAATATAATTTCATTTATTAATGGATAATTTTTTGTATTAGGATATAATGGTTTAGCAAAATTACCCATAACAAATGTAGGAGGATTTGATAGATTAGTATCATACACGATAGTACCTAATCCATTCCATTCTCCTACTTCTTTAAAAAGAGGGTGAGCTTCATCCAAAACAATATCTACAACTCTAGCAGAAACAATGAGATTATTAATTTTAAAATCTCTTCCTTCATCTGATCCATTATTTAGATTAGAATTAAGATTATTATTTTGGGCAGCATACCCATAAAACCTATTACCCATTATTTTCTTCCTTTATGTTACTAATAGCTGCTAAAAGTTGTTCTTTTTCTTCATCTGAGATGGTTAGAGAGCCATCATCATTTTGAGTGGCCATAGCACGTTGGGCTAATGCCGCCATTTTAATTAGTAAATCATCATTCTTAGTTCCTATTTCCATATACTCTTTAATTAATGGAACTATAAGAGTAGCATCACCTATTTCGTTTATTAATGGTTTTAATTCTGAAATAAGTGTGGATATTTGTTTATCTTTTTTCTTTTGGTTTTCGTATATTTCTTCTAGTAAATTAGAGAATGATTTTTTACCAAATATTATTTTATCAAATTGACTCATACTTTTTTATCATAAATATAGCTATATCAAAATTTTATATAACCATTTTCGTCATAAAATAAGTAATGAGATTTATATAATTTGTAAAGATGATTAGCTATCTTAGTAATTTTTGGTGTTTTTACATCAATTTGCTCGCGAATATAAATGTAAAGTGCTTTTTTATTAAAAATGGTCAAATGATCTCTTTTGCGGAATAACTCCAGTATAGCATCAGCTACTCGAGCATCTGTTTCTTTTGGGAATATTCTAAATATATTTTTAGTACAATAATCTACATATAAATCTACAAAATCAGATAAACTATCGTGTGTGATTTTTTCTTCTAGTTCATAAGAATGCTTTTCATCTTCTTGTATTTCTTCTACAGGAACAGCATCTATCCTCTTTTTATATATTTTTTGATTTGATAATATCAAATAACGTTTTGCTATAGTCCCAAAATAAGAATAT